CGGTGCCGTATTTCGCGATCGAGAACTTCGCGGCAGGGCTCGATCTCCGGCGATCGTCGCTCACGGCACCGGCTGGCACGCTGCGCGTCTTGAGGAACGCGCACATCACGCCCGGCGGCGAGATCGAGAAGCGCTACGAGTTCACCTATCTGCAGACGCTCGGGTCAATCAGCCGGGGCCTCGCCGAGCTCAACAATCAGGTCTACACGTTCGTCCCCGGCGGGCCGGGCATCTCGCCGCCACCCGCCGAGTTCACCGTTGGCACGCATGGCTTGGCGACCAACGCCCTGCAGTACATTTTGGATTACGACAAATTCGACAAGAAGTTCTATGTCGCCGCCGCTGTCGGCGACAACGCGACATACGGATACGCCCACTTTTTCAACGGCGCTAAAGTTAGCATCCCCAACACTGCGCCGCGTGGTGCCTACGTCCGCACCTACAAGAGCAAGATGTTTGGCACGCAGGGCACGGTTCTCTATTTCTCGTCAGTCGGCAATCCCGCCGACTGGGCCGGGACCGGCGCAGGCTCGATCGATATGTCGCTTGAGGACAGCGACATGAGCAACACGCTGGCGTTGGAGGCCTACTACGACAAGCTCGCGGTGTTCTCCGACACGGCGGTGCAGCTTTGGACCATCGATCCCGATCCGCTGCTGACCCAGTTTAATCAGACGCTGCGGCAGGCAGGCACCATCGCCCCGCAATCAGTGCTGCAGTACGGCTCCGGTGACATCCTCTATCTCGCCCCTGACGGCATCCGCTCGCTGCGCGCCCGCAACTCGAGCCTCGCGGCATCGGTGTCTGACGTCGGCTCGCCGCTCGATCCGGTGTTTCAGAACCTGTATCGCACCATGGGCCAAGGCTGGATGGGGAACGCGATCTCGATCCTGCAGCCGGTGTCGGGCCGGTTCTGGATCATCCTCAACGACCGCATCTATGTGCTGAGCGCCTTCCCCGGCCCGAAGGTCACCGCCTGGAGCGAGTATGTCCTGCAGACCGGGCGTTCGATCGTTGCGGCGACGGTCTGCAACCAGCGCCTCTATGTGCGCGACGACCTGCACAACGTCTACGTCTACGGCGGCACCAATGCCGCAGCACCAGTGTTCGACAGCAGCGCTGTCGAGGTGGTGCTGCCCTTTCATGGCGGCGACAGGCCGGAGACATACAAGAAGTTTCACGGCATCGATGCGGTTGCGACCGGCGAGTGGGACGTCTACGCCTCGATCGATCCGTCGACCGAGGCCGAGGACTATCTCGGCAAGATCACTGGCCCGACCCAGCTTGTCGGACGCTTCCCGATGCTCGGCTATTCCACCCATCTGTCGCTTCGCTTTCGCTCGGCCAAGCCTGGGCCGCAAACCATCAGCAACATCACGGTGCATTATGATCTGGCACAGGCAAGCTGATGGTCCGCATCCACGCAGCAGACTACCGGACGCTGCACTACGTCCTCAGCAATCTATGCGATGCCGATCGCCGAGAGCTCCTGGCGACATGCTGGAACGCGGAGCACCTCGCCGAGGAGCTCGCCACCCGCATCATGGACCGCAATGGCATGGCGCTGGTCGCATCGGAGGCAAGGCCGATCATCGCCTTCGGGTTGGTGCCGATGTGTCCCGGCGTGGCGGTGGCGTTCGCATTCTCAACGCCGGAATACCCGCGCGCCATCATCCCGGTGACGCGCTGGATACGCACGATCGGCACGACGTTTGCCATCCGCGCGGGCTATCATCGGATCGAAGCCCGCGCCATGCAGCGCCCCTACTTCGACCGCTGGATGCGGCTGGTCGGAGCCAAGGCCGAGGCCAAGCTGGAATGCTTCGGCAAGCACGGCGAGGATTTCATTCTGTACAGGTGGCTAGCTCGTGAACATGCACAGCAACCCAGAGCGGCTCAGCGTCCAGTTGCGGCTGGCAACGGTCGATGACGTCGACGCGCTGCTCGACCTGTTTGAGACGTTCTTTGCCGAGAGCGGCTATCCGCCGTCGATCCAATTCGATCGCGTGCGCGCCAAGCATTATCTCACCCAGGCGATCAGCACGGGCCACGAACCGCACATCATCGCACCGCTGCCGGATGGCAGCATTGCTGGCTCGATCTCCTACGAGATCGATCACACGTTCAGCAAAGAGCCGTTTGCCATCCTTGGCGAGGTCTACGCGCGGCCGGAATATCGCCGCAGCGGGATCGGGCGCGCGCTGATCGGCAGCGCTATGGACGTGGCCAAGAACGCCGACCACGCAACGTGTATGCACATCCCGATCACCAGCGGACACGAGGCGGTGCCGTCACTGGTCAATGCGTTTCGTAGATTTGGAGCCGAGCAGATCGGCGTCATTATGAGAAAGGTGCTGTGATGGGCGGCAAGGCGAAAAAAGATGACACGATGATGAAGTTTCAAATGCAGCAGGCCGAGGAGGCGCGGCAGAAGGAAGCCGAACGCAAGGCCCGGCTGGAGCAGGGCACCGAAACGGTAAACACGCTGTTCTCCAGCTTCAAGCCGGAGTTCTACGACAAGTACAAGAACGCCTCGCTGAACTATCAACTGCCGCAGCTTCAGCAGCAGTACAGCAAGGCCAAGGACAAGCTGACCTACGACCTCGCCCGCGCTGGCACGCTGCGCTCAACCCAAGCCGCTGACGCAGCCGGTGCGCTCGGCACCGAGCGCGACATCAACGAGGCAGGCCTCCGCGCGCAAGCCGATCAGGGCGCAGGCGCGCTGCGCGAGAATGTCCTGGCGCAGCAGAACCAGGCGATCGCCCAACTGTATGCGACCGAAGACCCAAACGTCGCGGCGAACACCGCGACGTCGATGGTCAATCAAGCCAATCTGGCAACGCCAAACCTGACGCCGCTCGGCGCGCTATTCACGCCGCTCGCGATCGGCGGCATCGGCGCGATTGCTGGCGCGCAGGATGCCGCCGCGAACAGAGCCGGAGCGATAGCTGCCAAGAGCCCGTTCGCGGACGCTGGCAAAGAATACAAAACTGGATAGCAAAGGCTAAACCATGTGCGATCCGATGATGGGACTGTCTCTGTTGGGCTCGGTGGCGAGCGCTGCGATCAATTACTCGCAGCAGCAAGCCGCCGAGAACATGCAGAACCAAGCCAACCAAGAGTGGATGGCGTACCAGCGGCAAAAATCTCAGCAAGAGTGGACCCGCCAGGAGGAGATGCGGCAGAAGGCCGAGAACGCCCGCCAGCAATCGGTCAACGACATGGCCCCGGAGAAGCAGATCGAGGCACAGGGCGAGGAGGCGAAGCGCGTCGAGAAAGAGATCACGCCCGACAGCATGAACCAGGGCGACGATGCAATCATCGGCGACCAGATGCTGAGCGGCCAGGAGGGCACCTCGTCGCAGATCATGGGCGACGTGCGCGACCGTATCACCAACGCATCACGCGATGCCCGCGCCCGCATCGCCGCGCTGTCGACCATGCAAAGCTACGGCGGCAGTCAATTCGGTCTGCAGCCGCGCACCAAATCGATCTTCGCCAAGTCGGGCCAGGAGATCGGCCTGTCGGGCAACGTGCGGCAAGGTTCGCTCGGTGCATACCAAGCCGAGAAGGCGGTGCCGGTTGCCAGGGTGTCATCGTCGCCGTCGCCGTGGGGCAGCATTGCCGGATCGCTTGCCGGGATCGCTGGTAAGGGCCTCGGCGGCCAGATTTAGGAGAGAACGATGGCTGCGCTTTGGACTGAGGACAACACGATCGGCAACGCGCTGGCGTCAGCCTTCGGCGACTACAAGAACCGTGGCAACGCGATGTACAAGCAGGGCGTCGAGACGCAGATACTGCTCAATCAACAGCAGGCTGCGGCGGATTACATCCGCGATCAGGCGGCGCGCATCAAGGCGATGGAGCCGCCGCCTTACATGCCGCCGAGCGCCACCGGCATCCCGTGGGAAGGGCCGCCATCACCGGAGATGCAGAAGGAACGCAGCAAGTTTGGCCTCGATCAGAATGCGGCGATCGCAACCATAAAACTCGGCGCACTCAACCCAGCCAACATGCTGACGATCGCCAAAGGTACGGCAGCAACTCAGGGGCTCTCCGATCTGTCGCTGTATGGCGTGCCGTCCGATCCGAACGAGCGGCTGAAGCAGGACGTGCTGATGCGCGGGAGCTATCCCGACAGCGCAGTCGACCCGAACCGAAACAACCTCACGCCTGCGTTGGCGCAGACGCGGATGCGCCAGTACGAGGAGAAGGTTGCAAACAATCTGCCAACGTCGGAGGCGGAGAACCGGCAGTACGCCAGCGATGTTGATTTTGTTAACCCGACCAAATTAAAGGTCGGCGACAGCCAGACATCAACGGCCCGCGAGCAATTGCTGAGCACTGCGCAACAGCGCGCAATGCTGCGCGCCAACCCACAGGCCGGGCAGCCTGCAGTCACCGCGCCTGCCGCTGCAGCCCCGCCGCCAGCGGCGCTGCAGCCTGCACCTGTCTCCGGCCCAGGCTCACTGAGCGTGACGCCAGACGCACCGCGCCCGCCACCGAAGCCCGGCGAGGTGATCGATGGCTGGCAATACATCGGAGGCAACCCCAATGAGCAGAAGAGCTACGTGCAGGCACCGGGACCAGCCGCCACGCCCGCCGTGGCAGCGCCTTCAACGGCAGCGTCTGCTGCAGCAACGGCAGCAACAGGCACGCGCACGATCATCGGGCCGGATGGACAACCGATAACGGTCCAGCAAACCGGCGACCCAAAGCCCAGCACCGGAGAGTTGGCGAAGCAGGCCCGCGCCGTCGATCGCGTGGAAGGATTGCGCGGGAAGCTTGAGAAGGTTGTCGGTCTGCAGCGCGATGCGCAGGGGACGCCGATCGGGATCACCAACAAGTATGTGCCGGGGAGCATGGCGCAGTCGGTATCGAGCAGCGTCGGCGATTACCCTTACGGCCAGAAGCTCGCCAACTATCTCGATGCGTCGGGGCGGCCACCCGGCGAAAGCAAGATGAATGAGTATGCGATCCTCACCAACCAGTGGATCGAGGAGGTGGTGCGCTTGGTGTCGGGCGCGGTGGTCAACCCGAGCGAGCGCTCGTCGTACCGCGCGATGTACATGCCGAACGAGAACGACAACGACAACACCATCGCAATGAAATTCGAGCTCATGCGCAACTGGGCGGCGGCATCGTCGGCGGCATCCACACCGGCTGAAGCCATTGCCATGATGCGGCAGGCGGTCGGCGGCAACCCGACGTTGAAGGCGCAGATCGATGCGATGGAGGCAAAGGCCGCGCAGGCAAAGACACTCAACGTGCCGTACCAGCAACTCCGAGCGGGGCAGTGATGGCAAACCCCTGGGAGCGAACCTACGCTGAGCCCGCCGCCACTGGACCGTGGGCGAGAACCTATGCTGAGCCAGCCGCCGCGCCGGTCTCGCCCGAGGAGCTAGAGCGCCAGCGCGTCCTGGCTCAGCAGAAAAAAGAATACGAGACGGACACCTGGGGCAACCTCGCCGCGCGCGCCGGGACCAACATCATCACCAGCCCCGCTGACCTGATCGGTGGTGCATTCAACTATGGCCCGACGCGCTGGCTCCTGAACAAAGGCGCGGAGTTGCTCGGCTACGGTGATGAGGCTGTCGGTAAGCTTCCAAACGCGGGCGAGGCAGTGCGTGGAGCGACCGGCATCCCCGAGGTGCCGTCCTATGCTGGGCCGGTGCGTCAGTTCGCTGAAGGCGCGATCCCGGCTGTGGCTACGGCTGGCGCTGGTGCCGGTGTGCAAGCACTTCGCGTCGGCGCGCCTGTCCTCGCCTCTGCCGCACGCTCGGTGCTGCCTTCGCTCACCGCAGTCGGCGGCTCGATGGCTGGCGGCAAGGTCGGCGAGACAGTCGCGCCCATGGTCGGCGCAAGCCCCGAGGCTGGCAGCTTCTGGGGCTCGCTCGGCGGCAGCGCTGCGCCCTCCGCCGTGCGTGCTGTCAACCCGATGGTGTCGCCGACGATCGACCGCACAATGGCCAAGCCGAACGCAGCGCAGATCGCCGCCGATGCGCGGAGCCTCGGCATCGAGCCGACGCCGACCATGCTCGGCACTCCCTTTGTCGCGGCGCAGGAGCGGCAGCTATCAGGCCTGCCC